TGCCATTATTAATGGTGCAGAGAAACAAAAGTAATTATTAACACAAGGTAAAAGGTAGGTAATTACAATCTTACCTTTTACCTCTTATATCTTACCTAAAAATGACCTTACAAGAACTACTTGCACTACCCGAAGCCGAGCGTATTGCCGAGCTCAAAAAATATCCAGCTAATCGCCCAGACACACAATTACTCCTAAAAGATTGGGACTATACTAAGCACGATATTTTCGACCCTGAATTGCGCCCAAAACGAAAGGTACTTACCCAAGAAGCAACCTATAATAAGGACGGCACAATTCATACCCCAGCAAAATTCAATGATGAAGAAGTTAATCGCCTCGCTCTACCATTAGAACAGGATATTGTCAATATTCATACCGCATTCACGGTAGGTACACCTCCTAAAATCACGGCAAACACCGATAAAACAGAGCAAGAAGAATTATTAAAACTTCTAACTGACCTACACAAGCGCAACAAACTACAATACGATAACAAGCGTATAGTTCGCTCTTGGTTCTCTGAATGCGAAGTAGCTGAATATTGGTACGTAAAACCATCAAAGGAAGATGACCCTAATCCTACTTATCGTCTTAAGTCTATGATATGGTCGCCCTTTCGTGGTGATACCCTATACCCATATTACGATGAGTACGGAGACCTTATAGCATTCTCCCGTGAGTACAACAAAACGGACAGCAAAGGCATACAAACCTCACGCCTAATGGTCATTGATAACCAAAATGTAACAATTTACAGCAACGGCACACAAAAAGAGAAATATCAACACGGATTTTCCAAAATACCTGTTATTTATATGAAGCGTGAGCGACCTCTTTGCGATAAAATACGTACACTTCGTAATCGTCTTGAGTTGCTCTTGTCCAATTTTGCCGATTGTCTCGACTACAATTTCTACCCAAAATTAGTAGCTTCAGGCGATGTGAAAGGCACTCGTAATAAAGGAACGGGAAGCGAGATAATTCAACTTGAAAACGATGCCCAAGTGTCCTATCTCACTTGGCAACAGTCCCCAGATATGGCAAAATTAGAGTTTGATAACCTCACCTCCCGCTGTTATGCACTAACTAACACCCCACAAATTACGTTTGAAGCTTTACAAGGTATCGGCAACGCCCTCAGCGGTAAGGCATTTAAGTTTATGTTTATGGGTACGCATATGGCAGTGAGCAATCACTCTGAGACTGTAGAAGAGTTCTTACAACGCCGTATCAACTTCCTATTGTCTGCAATAGTAAGCCTTATTCCTAAATACGCCAGCATTGCCAAACAAACACAAGTCAGTATAGAGATTGTACCTTATATGATTGACAGCTTAACCGAAAAGATAGCCGACGCCGTTAGTGCTGTGCAAGGAGGGGTTGCTTCACTTAAAGAAGGTGTTATTTTGGCAGGCATCACTGACCGCGTAGATGAAGAACTCGCTCAAATAGAGAAAGAAAAAGGAAAGGAAGTGTTTAAGGATTAGCAAAAATGAACTTAGAAAAGTGGAATGAATATCACCAGAACCAAACCGAAAGGGACGTTTCTAAACTCCTTCATCTATTTGATGAGGTGCTAAAAATGGTAGTGATGTACTATGGGCTACATACTATCAAAGAGGAGTTCTTTTCCTTTACCTTGTACCCTGTACTGAACAATAAGGTAAAATCACTCTTTGAAAAGTTTAACAACGTATTTTCTCAAAAGATGAATTACTGTATAGACAAGCACTACCAGCTATCTAAGGACAAGTTTAAAGATGTGTTTACCAACATTCATCATTCACAAAAAGGAGAGGAAGATACCCTACAAAGCCTTGTGATGAAAGAAAAGAAGCGTATGCTTTCAGGTAGGGTGTGGAACTTAACCCAACAGTATCGCACCGAAATAGAAATGGCATTAGATGTAGCCATACACGAGGGAACACCAGCTAATCAGCTCACATCTGTACTAAAGAAGTACCTACAAAACCCTGATACCCTTTTTAGAAAGTACCGAGATAAAAACGGTATTTTACAACTCTCGCAAAAAGCAAAGGAATATCGCTCAGGACAAGGAGTATATAGGAGTGCGTACAAGAATGCTGAACGCTTGGCACGTACAGAGATAAACATAGCATATCGCACCGCCGATATAGAACACTGGCAAAGTATGGATATGATAGCGGGCTACGAAATCAAGCGAAGCAAGCACCCTCACGGTTGTGAAATATGTGATATGATGAAAGGTATATACCCTAAGAGCTTCGTATGGGTAGGTAATCACCCAAACTGCCGTTGCTATATGACCCCTGTATTCAAAAAAGATATAGCAGGGAAAGAAATCACCATAAACAACAAGCTCACCGAGTGGATATCAGACAACGAAAATAGAATAACCAACGCTAAGGGTATGCCTATGTTTCTATGGGGCATAGATAACCAAAGTAAGGGCATTTCGCAAAAGGTTATACAAGCAATACAGCCTTTTAATAAGAATGCATATGTAGCCTTTGAGCCTTTTTCTCCTGTAATTATTGAACAATTAAAGAAAATCAAGCATAGCAAAGATAAACAGAAGTTATTACAGGATATAATAGATGATAATAGAGCAAAAACGCTATTTCATAACGAAACTAATGGTGCAAAGACAGTAATGTTTGACTTACACAAAGGCAAAGGGGAGAACCTAAAAAATACTTTAGCAATGGCAAAGGCACTAAATGATAAAGGAAAATCGGTTGCCCTACTACCTGAATATAATAATGTGAGTAGTGCAGACTCTATTGTCAATTTCAAAAACAAATTAGTAGTTGCTGATTTTAAACACAGTACAACTAAAAAGACAGGAACTCTAAAAGCAGACATTGAGAAAGGGTTTTTACAAGCAGATAATATTGTATTACAATTAGAGAAAGGGAATACAGATTTGTTTATACAATCTATTGAAGAATTGAAGAGAAAAAATAAAAAACTCGGTAATATGATACTAATAAACAAAAACAATGATATATTAGAAATATCTTATAAAGATTTTAAATTAGGAAAACACAGAAAGTTAGTAAGAGGCTTTTTCTAAAATAAAAAACTACCCTGAATTTATGCACATTCAAGGTAGTTGATGAGCTTCGGGATACTATACCGCTATTACGCTCTGGCGGGCAATGCCCTTCAAAAGTTCATTTAAGCCCTTTTGCACTGCAAAAATACAACAATATTTTTAAATAGCAAATATCATCTAAAAAATATTTTTACCAAAAGCCCTGATTAAGGGCTTTTTTATTCAATGATAGCACGCCCTTTTTCAATCCAAGTCACAGAAAAACTTGTAAAATTATCTATAACAAAAAAATACTAACTTTTTCACAACACATAAAGATACAACCTAACACCTACCCCCTTATCTTTGCATTATAAAATAATAGTACTAAAAATCAATATTTTATGTTTAAAGAAAAAATTCTCCAATCGCTCAAAACTAAGTATGCAGCATTAGGGTTGAGCGCGCAAGTGCTTGAAGGAGTAGCTACTAATTTAAGTACTTTCGTAACCGAAGAAGCACAAGTAGAACCAGCTGTTGCTGGGGCTGAATCTATGCTAAAACATCTCCAATCATTCGCTGATAGTCGAGTAAACACTTTCAAAAACGAAAGTGAAAAATATAAGAAAGAAGCTGAGGATTGGAAAGCCAAGTTTGAAAAGGGTAACGAGCCCGCTAACCCGCAACCTACACAAGGGGGCAATCAGCAACAACCTAATTCCGAACTCGCCACCGTGCTCGAAAAACTCAACGCACTGCAAGACACATTTGCAGAGTTCCAAAAAGGTCGTACCTCCGAAACCCTCAAAGAACAATTCGTTAGGGCAATGAAAGAGAAAAACATACCCGAAAGTTACTACACCCCAGCACTCGCAGGGCGTAAATTTGCTGACAATACAGCCGTCGAAACTCTTACTATAGAAGTAAGCAACGGCTTTGAAAAGCAAAAACAAGAACTTGCTGACTTGGGTTTCTCTTACTCTAAAGCCCCTGACAACCCAGACACTCCTCTTAAAGAGGAAGAGGCTCTTGCTAAACAAATCGAGCAAGACACTCAAAAAATAGTGGAAGCTCAAAAAGCAACTGCTACAAATCACTAACATTAAATAATAAACAAAATGCCAGCAGGAATTAAGTATGACCTTAAAGGTCAAGAAGTAGAGAAAGAACTCTACAATGTAAAAACAGGCTACCGATTGGCAGGAGGTTTTAATCTTGAAGACAATGATATAGCAGAGGGTACTTATGTACCTGTATTAGCTCCTTTGTCTGTGGATTTTAAAACCCGTATTGCCAAAGTATCAAAGGCTGTAAAAGCTACTGAAAACATTGACAATACTACCCTAAAAATCCAAAAGGGAAGCCTTGTTAAAAAAGGTATGCACATTGGCAACGGCACGAAGGGCGCAACCATTTCAGCCATCGACACTACCAATGCCAATTATGACGCTCTTACCCTGTCAGCTACCATTGACGGGGTAAAAGCAGGAGATGTCCTCTTTGAAGCCAAAACCGTAGCAGGTAAAGAAGTCAAAAATCCCGCTAATTTCCTTAACTATGCAAGGGTAAAGAAAGAAGCAGGGGCAACTGTTACCGCTCTCGGCCAGGCGTATGAAATCCAAACAGAAAAGCTCTACACCCCCGTATCGGAACAAGATAAGGCAACACTTGGGGCAAGATTTATGTTCATTTAAAACTCAAACACTATGATTTTAACATTAGAAAAACTTTTTAACAGCCCACTTATCATTAAGGCGGTAATTGATAGGGTAATGCAAACTACCCTTGACACTATCGTATGGAAACGATATTTAGATTTTGAGGAAACCAAAACACGTTTGTTCAAAACCTATCTTGGTACCGTTACGGGTGTGGTTATGGGTTCAGTGATTGACAAGAACTCTAACAAACCTATCCGTGAGCGCAAAACGCTTGGCAGTGGTACTGGTGAGGTTGCCGACTTAGGGAACTCTTTCCAAATGGACAATGAACGCCTTAGTATCGTGCAACAACTCATCGACAAGTACAACCAAGCAGGGGCAGGACAACCTGCTGTACTTACCGAAATCATCAACTACCTTGCAGATGACATTCGTCAATGTACCCTTGCGCCTCATAAGCGTATGGACTATGTTGTGGGACAACTCATATCTACAGGAGTAGGTGAGGTCAAATTAGACGACAACAAAGAGGGTATTACCCTTATGAAAATGGAACTCCCTGTAATGAAGTTTGACCCTACAACTGCCGAAAAACCTAATTTCATCGCCTACTTGCAAAAGATAGTCGAAGAAACTCGTGCTAAAGTAGGTACATTCGCTCTTATGGAAATGACACGTAGCACTTTCAACAAGCGCATTGTAGCTTCTGATGAGTTCAAAAACACCTACAAAATGGTATTAGGCAATGCACAAATAGGCGTTGCAGGGGGTATCATTACCGAAGCAATGGCGAACCAATTACTTACCGGTATAGGATTACCTCCTCTTCATATTGTAGAAGACTACGTGGTGAAAGAAGATGGTACAAGTACTAACATCTTTGCCGATGAGCGTATTGCCTTGTTGCCTACTGCAAAAATAGGTAAGATGATGTGGCATCAACCTTACGAGCTTGTTGACCGTGTTCCCGATAGAACCTACACAATATTAGAGGGTGGTCATTTTATCACCACTAAACGTACAGAAGAAGGTCGTTTTGTGGAATATGGTTGTGAGTGGATACCAAACATCACCGCTCCTCAGCGTATGGCAATCATCAACACTTCTAAAATGGGATAATATGACAAAAAAGGATTATTTCCGTCAAAGGTTTGCCTC